GTATGAAAACACAACCGGGAGCGCAACCCATAGAGAGACGCACCACGAACAGGTAATGAAATAACCGACGTAGGAATCCTCAGGTGCCTTGTGGGACCACACCCACTCGCGCAACGGTGAGAATACCTCGTCAAAAACTATCGCGCGCGTAACACGGTAGACAAACAGGGTAAGGATGGTGAAGTTGAGAAGTGACATGTACTGAAGTTGAAATAGGTCTAGCTTCATTCTGTGGGGTCCTTAATCGAGTCCATGGTCCGATACGGGCTCCAGGATCGAAGTCTGCTGCCGCAGTTACAACCTTGGACGTATCGGAAGGCGATAATTTTCCCGGACTCGGTTAGAGCCTGGGAGTCAAGCTTTCGGTCTCCTGACCAGTTAAAGTTGGAGAGCCGCTCAGAAAATATAAGTCTTGGTCCGGTGTGGTGATCAGCCGCAACCATGAGTATCTTCGTACCGTCGTCTTTTTCCATGACAACAACGCGAACGCGCTCGAAATACATGTTGCCGTTTGGCACGTCCACACGGTTTGTCGTTACAGTTGTGAAGTCCTCTACGATCCTTGGCGCAACCGCAACTATTGTCGCCGGGAAGAAATCATGAACTACCTTCATTGAAGTGCCCTATCTACTCGACGTTTCATCGCGCGATAGGTAACTCCTGAGGCACGGGCTAGTTCCGATACGGTAACACCCTTGTTGTAAAGATGTCCTGCTATACTTGTTAGTTCCTGATTCGCGGTGAAAGAAGCGGACGTGCTGCTGGTGCGTGCGCGGTAGCGTCGTGCCAGCGGTGACAGTCTTGCAATACGCAACTGCTCGTCGTGAGGTATCCCAGGAGACGGAAGGCGCCTTCTTCTTGAGACTATCTTCTTCTCAGGTGGAACAGGGGTCGCGGTGATGAACTCGAACTGGGACGTTTCCTTGATAACCCAACTTCGAATAGTGCTTCTCCTTCGCGGCGGAGAAAACGCATTTCCGATGGACTGTAGGGTCCAGCCCGCGTCGGACAGGTTACGTACACGACACCACAGTTGCTCCTTGGAGAGGGTGGCAAGAAACTCCTGCTCGCTCCTAGGAAGATCGGGTGTATGCGCCATGGCATAAATGTATCATCTTTCGTCGAAGACGTGTACAACTTTGCGTCTATAAGATGATGTACAAAATCAGCAGAAGCAGTACCTTTTGGTTAAAATGGCTTGGACGTGAGAAAGGGTTACGTATGGAAAGAGACCTTCCTGAAAACGTCTCCAACATTTTTTCCAAATTCTTAGCGAGATGCAAGAAGTACCAAGATGCAAAGGACTACTTTTATTTTTTATGTGAAGTACATGTGAAGTAGATACGTGTACCTAGAGTACGTAGTAAGAAACAAGAAAGGCTGACACCTTGGTAGATGCCAGCCTTCTTGGGGTTAAATGTAGTTTATAGAACTACGCGTACGTGTGGATCTCCCTGGAAGATCTTATTAAATGTGTCAGCGTCAATCGAGTTACCAGAGTCTGGTAAACCTTTGTCCCTTTGGAACTGTTTGATAGCAGCCAAAGTTTCATCGCCTAGCCAACCATCCTTGTCAGTGTCTGCTTCCTTGTAGCCAAGCTCAAGGAGGCGACGCTGTAGGTGATGTACGGTTAGTGACTTACGTGAGTACATGTTTTTGTAGATGCAGCTAGCTAGGAGTACGTTGTCCACGTCCTCGCCGCTAACGGCTACCTTTTCTTCCCTAGCCTTTACAGGCTCAGCCTCTGGGATCTCTGCCGCAACCGCAGGTTCTTCTGCGATTACTTCTTCGACCTCAACTGCAGGCTCGGGTGTTGATTCCTCAACCACCGCAATAGGTTCTTCGACAGGAGCTGGTACCTCTGGTACCGACTCGTCAATGTCGTAGTATTCGATGTTATCTTGTTCGCTCATAGGCATAACTATATTCCTATCCTAGGCTTTTGACTTTAGAGCGGCATAGTCGTCGAACCATACTGTTACCGCAGGTTCAATAGCATCACCGTCATATGCGTCAGGGCCTAGTCCCCATGAGCCCCAGTTAGTCCCCTGGGCTGTCATGAAGTAAGCTGCCTTAGCATTTACTAGTGGGTCAAGTAGATCCGTATCCTTTAGGATACCGAACTTCTCCCGGCGTACTTCACCGAGTGACCCAATCATGTTTATCTGGAACAACCCATATGAGTTATCACCAGTGCTGGCGTTCTTGTTGTGGGATTTTGGATGTGCACGGGATTCCCGCATCACTACCGCCCACGCAGTTTTAAGAGCATGGCCCTTAAAACCAACTTCTCTTAGAAGATAAGTAAGCTGTTCGCCTGTTAACTCCTTTGATTCACGGATTACGTCAATTGGATCTACTACCTTTGGGGCAGCTTCCTTTGCCGTACTCTGTGTTGCCTCAGCGTTTGCAGCTTCACTCTTGACGAGTGTTACCGCAAATACTCCGATTGTTAGTGCCGTAATATAGGCTACGGTCGACATTGCTATTCCACGTATTGTGAGGTTTTGCAACGCTAGTTCGCCTCCTTAGGTCGGGGATGGGACGCACCGGCTAACTACTCCGATGATCTTGCTACCGCTATGCTTCTCAGTCCTGGATAGGTCTGTCCTCTACCGCTTGCATAGGGCCGGAGATAAGAAGGGTTAACAATGTTAGTCCTCCGTCACTCCGTAGTAGGCAGGGTTGCCTGGGTATAACTATACCACACTTGAAAGTAAAACGGGCACCCGAAGGCGCCCGATTACTCCTTAATCTTACTTTATAGGGATATTGAACATTCGGGCTATTCCTCGGAATAACTTGCCGTATGCATAGATACTGGCGTCGATTTCTCGTACGGCCTGTTCCCTGCGGACGGCATCCTTTCGTCCCCTACGTGTTGTCTTTTGGATAGCGGTAATAACTGGGCTATCGTGGACTAGTCCATGCAGTGGCATTATTACCACCTCCTCTCGTTCTGATAGGTTAATTATATCAGGTTTAGAGGAAGAACGGATAGACCGTATACGGGTTCTAGTACGCGTGCGCGACGGGTGTGCTATGCGTTTTGGGCTAGACATGCCATCGCTACCGCGGATAACCCTAGGGCTAGGATTAAATTGCCTCTATCCGGGGCTAGAAGGCCAGTTAGAACCGTAAAACCGGTAAGGACGGCTGATAACACAGCTGGCCACACAAGGTTTTGTAATCGTAGGATAAAACGGTCCACGATTTACTTAGCCTTTCGGGTTTTGCCCTTTAGACGATCAGACGTGTTACGGATGTCGGTTCCGCTAGCTGCGATGAGCTTGCGAGCCTTTCCGTAGGTGATGCCGAGCGCAAGTGAAACCTCAACCACGGACTTTCCGTCGGAATACATCTTGGCTGCCTGCTCTGGAGTTATTGTCGTTGTTGACATTTTGTTCCTTTCATCATTGTGTTTGTTTGTGGTGATTTGGGCAGTTTTAGGACTGCTCAAGATTTATTGGGTTTTGGCGGCTTTTTGCCGTGAGTATCACAGAGGGACTTTCCACCCCACTGGCCACGAGGTTTGACGTTATCGTCGCAGGCGGTTCCATATCCTGCGGCATCACACTTAGTACGAGGACCGCGGTGTATGTACCTGTCAACCATCGAAACGATAGCTCGCTTGATAACCGTATTGTTTACGGTGAATCCAGTTTGTTCATGACACTTCCAGCATAGGTACTCGTTGCGACGATGATTTGGGTCGCGTACCGCAGGAGTGTTCCCACAGAAATCACATGACTGAACTCTATGGTACTGGCGTGTAACATCACGGTAGTGCTCTGCACAGTAGAGGATGTCGTTAATCTCATAGACAAGAACGTCCTTTTCAGCACACATAACGCAGGTACCGCGTACGTATACGTTGTCCCGCTGATTTGTTCCGCTTGTCACGGACGAACCACTCCAAGAAGTGGTCCCTGCTTTTGGGCTGCTGCCATAGAGAACTGGCGGTCTGCCAGCTCGTCAAAGATAGCGGCAAGAAGAAGTCCTGGGAATCCGAGAGCAAAGGATCCGGTGATAAACACCATGAACCCTAGAAATGTAAGTTCAGTTAGGAATACACCTAACATTGCGATTGTCCATACACCGATAAGAACCTTAAGGGTGAAGGACACGCGACGATACCTGAATCCTTTTTGGCGAAGACCTTTTATGCTTGTCATTTTGTTCCTTTCGTCATTTCGGGGAAGTACTGGATTATCCTAACAGGATAATCCCTAAAAGTAAATTATGCTTATTTGTTTTTCTGACAGTGCTTGCAGGGATTTGTTTTTGCTCCTTGTGGTCTTTTTCCTCCACAGTACATACACACCATTTTAGTTCCCTTCCTTGAGGTCATGAACCAGTACCAGCGCCTGCGCGAAGGCTTCTGCCTTTGCCTTGTGATAACCGATTGTTTGCATCTTGTAGATGCGAGCGTTACGCTCCATCATCTGGTGATGTTCTACCTTAAGCATCAGCTGTCTCTTTAGCTCTAGCATTCTAGTTCCCTTCGTCGTTTGGCGTACAGGTTAATTATATCAGGATAATCACTAATTATCCGAGGATAAAGCAGAGTGTGACAGAGATACCTACACCGATGAATGCGCCTAAAGGTCCCATAACATCTGCGTTTTCGTCAATCCAGTCAAGTATAAACATTTGGTTCTCCAATTCGTTGTTAGGTTAATTATATCAGGATCTACCTGATTTTGAACGTACTCTTAATACCTGGGATTTTCCTGCCCGCATGGGACTTGGCCGTGATTCGACCACCCACGAAACCGGCAGGTGGTTTTATAAGGAGAGCGGTAAGGGCATGGACCAAGGCATCGACACGGTCAGGTGATTTTCCTTCACCGGGAATCCAGGCACACATCTGACTCTCTAGCTCCGCAAGAAAACCGATGTGGTGCACGCGGTTTTGCTCGTAGGCCAGGGTGATTGGCTCAGCTCGGAGAGCCTTGCCGTATTTCGAGTGGACCTCGAGCACCTTTACAGTTGGGTCAATTGTGTTTATGGCGTTGCGAACCAGCGCACCACCTTGATTTACCTCAGCTACAACCGGGCATCCCCACTTACGGGCCATGGCAACTACCTTGTTCGCCCACACGTCGGGAGAACCAAGAACCGATGCGTCCTCAAGAACCCAGCTCTGTCGTTTGTAAAGATCTCTGTCCGCGCTAGAAGCTACAACAACGATGCCGCACTCGTCACGAGGATTTTCAGCTACCGATGGGTCAACGCCGATTACACGAAGTGGAGCTCCATGAGGCATTACCGATTCACGGCACTTATCAATAAGTTCCTGGGTCCACAAGGCTCCCTCGACGTCTGAAAGCATTTCGCCGTATAGTTCCTGGGCAGCTAGGCGAGTACCTTCGTACACACCGAGGATACCTTCCATGTAAGCCTGCGAGAGGTTTCCGGTGTTGTCCATGGTTGAACCTTTTGTAATGATAACCTTACCTGGAGTTTTTTCTGATTCCTTGATGAGGTCGTAAAGAAGTGGAACTCGCTTGGGAGTTGTTGTAATCATAATTTTTGGATTTTGACCAAGACGTGTACCGATACGTAAGTTTTCAAACGCGGTAAGTCCAGCTCCATCTGGAGTCTGACGCCAGGCAGCAACCTCATCGCCCCAGGCGTGCGTGAACTGAGGACCACGAAGGGAGTCAGGCTCATCGGCCGTAAAGCACGTTGCCGTATTTCCATTTGGCCAAGTTAGTCTTCGCTTTGACGGCTCGTACAGCGGACGCTCGCTTGGTGGTGTTACGTTAATAATTCCTGATTCACCTTCAACGATAACGTCACGTACGTCAGCTGCGGTACGAGCTACCAACGCAAAACGTTTTTGCCCCTTGCTTGTGTCGGCAGCTTCCTTTCGAACCCACTCAGCAGCTGTACGAGTCTTACCGGCACCGCGACCTGCTAGGTACATCCAGATATTCCAGTCGTCACCTTCAGGTCGATGCTGCTCGGGTCTTCCCCAAAACTCCCAGTCCCACTGTAAGGCATCAGGGTCCATACCCGCAAGAACTTCAGCCCGTTGTTCCTCAGGCAGCTCTGCGATAATTTGTGCGAGGCTCTTTCCCATGTGTACTATAGTACATTAAAAAGAAATAGACTAGGTGGATGGGCACCTAGCCTATTTCTCCAGAAAGGCGTCTCAAGCGAGATGGATTGGAGTACATCCGCGAGACTCTCGATGAAGGATTATGACGGAACCTTCATCAAGTTGTTAAATTGTATCACGTCGTCATATATCCAGGATACGACACCAGCCCAGATGTACGGGGTATGGATAATAGGTTGGTACCCACCTGCGCCTCCGATAAGAATACGACCCTGTGAATATTTGTTTGCGATTCGCGCGACTGTCTGCGACGCATACTTATAACCAGGATAATCAAACTGAAGTGTAGCTAGCGGGTCTGTCTTGTGCCCATCAGCTCCAGCCGCAAGAAGAATGATGTCAGGTTTAACCGTATCGGCCAAATCCTCAATCTCATCTATAGCCTTCATAAACTCTTCGTCTCCTGAGTACTCAGGCAAAGCCCAGTTGTAGACTCCCTGCTCTGGCTTATGCCCATCGCGACCGGTACCGGGAAATACCGTACCGTCGTGAATTGAACATGTCACAATCTCCGGGAAATCGCGTAGAAGATTTTCTACACCATCTCCGTGATGTGCGTCCCAGTCGATGTACATAACCTTGTACCCATTAGCCGCAAACTCGCGTGCAGCCCAAGCCATGTCGTTAAACACGCAGAAACCAGACGAGTGCTCGTACTGCGCATGGTGCTTAGCTCCCTGAGGATTAAACGCAACCTTGGCTTCTCCTGAAAGAATCTTTTCTGCAAGACGAACAGTTCCTGCAAACATCTCTAGGGCAACACGTCCCTTGTGCTTGTCATCCGGATGCCACTCGCCGGAGTGACCTGCGTCAAGAACTCGTGAAATGTATTCACGGTCATGAACGAGTTGAAGGTGAGCCTTATCCATAACATCCGCATCAGGCTTGACAACCTCTACATCGTAGTCTTCCTTAAGAATGTTTAGTGCAAACTGCGCACGTATAGGATTAGTAGGATGTGAGCCATCTCCGTTTCCCAACTTCCAATCAAGATAGATGTCATCGTAAGCTACATGAAGCTTACTCATTTATCTCGTCCATAGATAGAAGATGATGTTCAAAGTCTCTGTTGCACAAAATGTAATCGGTACGCTTCTCTCGCATAAGAGAAATTGCGTCCTTAGCAGAGTAGCCTTCCTTCATGAGAACGAGAGCCGTAGTCAGCCCTGAACGATTTAGTCCAGCCTGACAGCGAATTAAAACCTTGTTACCGGACTTCCACGCAGAGTGAGCATAGTCAACTACGTTAAGTAACTTAACCCAGTCGATATGTTCGATGTCGGAATCGTAAAAACCAAAGCGTAGCTCGTCAACCAACCAGTCGGTAGGTCGTGCCCACGCATAGAGAGTTACAACGGTGTCGAACTCGTCCTTGGTAATTTCACGGGATGTTTTTGTGTCTGCCGTATAGTCAATCGTGTCGAAATCATCTGTGCCACCAGTCCATAAACCTGGAAGGATCTCGCTCCATAGAGGGAAATCCCAGCCGTTGATCTCGTGAACCGGGGCAAAACCTTTGTCAATGACCTTGGCCATTTTCGTCTCCTTTGTCTTTCGTCTTTTGAAGGAGAACGTTATTTTATTCTCCTACCATTTTTTTCCAACACTCGGGGTGAGTGCCAGAAATAAGTTGTTCGCGTATATCCAGAGATACGTCTGGAAAAGCTTCCTGTACAAGCATACCGAAGTTCCATTGAAGGAATCCAACAGCCGGTACCTCAACTGCACCTTGTTCTCCACACATACCGCAGATTGGTGTCTCTACGATGTAGGTTTCAGTATCAAGACTCATTGCGTGTCCTTTCGTCATTAGGTTAATTATATCAGGTTATTTAGCGTATTGGATACGGGTTGTAACCGGTCCATTTGTATAAACATCCCAACCGCATGCGATTTCCACTGACTTGTGCACGGCCTTTTCAGCTTCCTTTGGCTTATCACTCATCTTGTCTACTCCAAGTGCAACCATAGCTCCGAGAGCTACGTCACCACCAGAACCACCGTAATAGATGTTACGACGTTCTCTATCCCACGAGTAATCCTCAAATATCGGATATATAACTCCCCGCACGATAACAAGGAAGCTTGAGTCATGCCACGCAGCATCTCCATCATCTTTTCCGTCGTAGCCGGAAGCTACGAAGATTCGACGAAGTGCCGGGATAAACTTCTTTGTCATAAATCTATCTAACACATCGGTGTTATTTGTTTTAGGCGGAGCTGGGGGATTCCAACCAAACTGCGAGATGTTACCACCACGGCTAGCTCCGCTAACCGCAATGAGGTACGCACCGTTTTCAACAACCTTTGGGGTTGCAAGGTTCATGGCACGACCACCTTCGTCACTCGCACGCGAGTCACATCCGATGACAGCCCAGCCGTTTCCTTGAAACGCTGCAAGTGTAGTCATTGTTCCCTCTCCAGAAGACTTAGGCCAAACGCCTAGGAAAACTGTATCCTAAGCGCCTGGCGGCGTCTTAATTCACGAGGTCAATTATACCCAGTGGAACCGTAACATTTGCCGATTCGACCTTACCTGTTAGGTTGTTGACTCTTGCGAATCTACCCATAGGTGTTTCGAGTCGGACCACGACCTTCTTTTGCTTCATCGAGACGATGGTAGCCTTTTGACCCACCATGTATCGAGTTCCTGTAAGTTCGTTGAAGACGACGGTGTCTCCGATGTTATAGTCCGAGAGTGTACGTGAACCGCGTGAAGCCTTTAGGCGTTCTTCGATTGCTTCCTTGAGTTTAGTCAAGGATGCGTCGTACGTGCCAGATTTAATCTGGGCAACCAATGTCTCTGTGTCCATAGTACTATCCTTCCTTCCGGTCAGTAATACTATTATATCAGGTAGATGAAGGTTTAGGCGTCAACTTCTGCTCTAAAATAACCGATTCCGGCTTCAGCCTGAACCGTATCTTCTACCCAGGGTAGACGCTTGCGGGGAGCATCCAAAAACGAGCTGGCGTAGATAACTGCCTCTTTTTTAGCAGGTCCTAGAGACTTGAAGGCGCCATGGCGAACTTCACCGGAACCTAGGTCCTTGACCTCAACCAACCACGCTGCGTTTGGTGCCTTGCTTTTATGTAGTGTTGCTACTATCATCGTTTGTCCTTTTGTAGTGTACGGAACTGCAGTATATGTTTTTTGTAGACCTTCAGCGATTCCTTTTGACATCTTACACATGTCAGTCGGTTATCCTGAAACTTATGTAGACCTTTTGTCTTTTCACAACGAACACAGGTCTTACTCTGTGTCATCGTACATTTCCTGTCTTAGTGCTTCCTCGTACCAATCACCGCGCCAGGAGTTTGAGCCGAACGAGATATCCTCATCCATAAGTTTGTTTAAGCTAAGAACAGCCGTATGTCCTTCAGCTTCAAACATGATGATGAGCTTTGTGTCTGACTGCTCTGGGTCATCAACCAGCGCTACCTTGAAGGGTAGACCTGCCACACCGTTACGGTGATAGTCCATGTCGATGATCTGTAGTTTGTTCGGTTCAAAGCTCATTAGTCTCTCTCCCACTCCGGTCGACGTTTTGTTATCTCGCACTCTGTGGTATTGAAACCATTTCGCTTGAGCCAGTGCATAGCTACGTCCTCGTTAGAGAACTGCCCTATCCACTTCTTGTCCTTGTCATACACGTTAACGAGGTCGTATAGAGTACTCACATCAACACCGCACGGTTCTGCGGCTTGATTGTTTTGTACGCCGTACTCTTTCCTTTTGTCGTGAGATAACCATATCTTACGAGACGGAAACGTACAGCCCCGTGGGTAATCCCAAGACGTTTGGCTAAACGATACAGGGTCACACCTTCAACGGAGTGCGCGTGCCAGAGGAGAGCTGTGTATTCCTCACCAACAGCACGATGAGCCTTGTGGTCATAGCGAACCATCTGAGCCTCGGGTTGAAGTTCAAGTAGACGCTTAAGAGTTTGCTCGCTTGGCTCTACGTAAACAGGTTGACCTGCAACCTCTATCTCAACGGTAGGAAGTTCCGGGACAGGGTACTGCCCTGGGTCTCCAAGTACGGTAAGAATACTAAAAGGAGTAGCGGTAGTTTCAATCTGGCGTACTCGTTCTCTAGTAACTCCAAGAGCATCTGCGATAGACTGCAGTGTCCAACCCTTCATACGAAGAGCATAAACGTACGCGTTGCGTATTTGTTTATCCTTGATGATGTTAACAGCTACGGTAGGTACAGGAGGAAGAGTATGATTTTGACGAACCGGCACCTGCTTCTTTACACGGGGACTTTTTCTTGAGTGCATTTCTTCTCCTTAGTCTATCGCGCTCGGGTCACAGGCTGGAAGAGTGTGAGTTCTCCAGTCGATGAGAATTTGTTGAAGAACCTCTGCATATTCACTAGGAATAGTTTCGGCTACCTTCATCATCATAATAAGTGATGTGGCGATGTCTGCCTGAGAACCTAGGTGGTCCTCCTGCATCATTCCACAGTGAGAACAGAAGTCTTCGCTCACGCTGGGACCGGAGCTGCGTTCTTGATTCGTGCCTGAAGGTCAGAGTGCATGTGGGCTAGCCCATGGAATCCGGACTCCTGGCAGAACTTCTTTTCCTTGCCAAGCGCACGGAGAATTAGTTCAACGTCTTTGTCTGTTAGTTCAATGTTCATGATTATGCTCCTAAACTTGAGATGCGTGCAGGAATTCGAAGTGCGTCTGAAACCGCGTTAACTGCTACGGAGTTATTTCCTCCGATGTGATACTCAAGAACCTCATCTGCTTCTGGGGCATCTTCGTATCGCTTCCAATCATAGATTGTTGCGATGGTTCCATCCTCGAATTGGATTCCCCACTCGACGGTAACTTTGTCTCCTGGGTAATAAAATGTTGGTTCACCGAATACGGCGCTGATATCACGAAGGGTTGTTGTGACGTATCCCTGAAGTGAAGTTCCTGCTGTGAGCATTCCAGCTACTGATGTGTGCATCTTGTGTCCTTTCGTCGTTGTTAAGATAATTATATCATACATCTACTAAGAAGTACACCACTGAAGGTAACCCTCTGGGGAGGAGGGTTACCCGCAACTGGGGAGTTAGTTTGAGTATTTAGTCTTACTTACATACTCTGAGGTGAGGGGTGTAATGGAGCCCATGTAGTAGTCTGTTTCTTCTGTAAGATTATGAAGGATAAGACCTGTGTATGATGTGTATGAGGTGAAGTGGTAGTGGGTACCGTTATCATCATAATGATTTATTGGGTACATTTCATCTGTTTTAGGGTCTACATCTAGGGTCTTTGAGAACTCGATGAGATCTTCATCATTTTCATCAACTAGGTAGTAGGTGTTGTCTGGAGTTCTAACTATTAGTAACTCTGCATCTTGACCGTTGTTTCCTGCAGCCACTATAACTGTTCTTGCTGGGAGTGAAGGATAAACTGAATCTTCATCTTTTTCTGCAACTGAGATGAAGTGTTTATAGTCTACTGGAGATAGATCTTTAACTTCTTTTGTAAAGAAAGTGTGGAGGACTTCTTGGGTGTTGTTGTTCTTCATTTTAGGTTCCAATCATTAGTGGTTAATAAGATAATTGTATCATACTTCTATTATAAAGTAAACAATTGAAGGTAACCCTACCGGTGAGTAGGGTTGCCGAGAGACCAGAGCTCTGCCCCGGCCTCTCGGACTGAATTACTCTTCTTCTGAATAGCTTTCAATTGAGTCATTGAGTAGCTCTGTGAACTGTGAGCGGAACTCTTCAACCGCGGCTTCAATAACCGCATCTTTGTCGAGGGACTTTAAGAAGTCTTCTATTTCAACTTTGTCACTCTTTAGCTCCAAGAACTCTGCTGCAATTAACATATGCACTTCTCCGCTCTCTTCTCGGTTTGCGGACTCTAGGATGCGGAATGCTGACGTTGCACCTAGCTGGGCGTTAATGTCTTTTGTCATTTTGGTTTCCAATCATTAGCGGTTAATAAGACAATTGTATCAGGTTTAATTATAAAAGCAAAATACGCAAGCGCGCGGCATGCAGAGCAGAGGCCGCGCGAAGCGTAGATGTTTTACGAAATAATAAAATCGTCGGGAAGAATTTCGTTTTCGAGAGTTGCAGATATATCAGGAAAGTAAGAGTAAACAAGATATTGGTTATTTGAGAGTTTTATGTCGAGGTCGTCGTTGAAGTTAAGAGACCAGACAGAGTAATTGAATTTTTCGAAAACGTCAGCAGGAATTTCGAAAGTCATATATGAGTTATAGCCAGATGTGAATGTGTTTATAAGTTTAGTGTTAGGCATTTTAGATTGTGCGATATAGGCAAGCGCGACGGCGATTTGATAAGGATGATTTAATTCGACGGTTTCGTTGAAGTATGGGTGCGAAGCGTCAGTGATAAGCGCGTTGCGTGAGTATGTGAATTCGTTTGCGTTTTGCATGAAAGGCCCCAATCGGATTTCGTATTACGTATTTCGTAATAATAAATCTATTATATCAGGTTTAATTATAAAAAATAAACATAGTTAAATTAAAATGAAGCTGGCCGCGGATTGGAGTACGCGACCAGCTTCAAGGATGTGGACCGACACGTTCGCTCACGTAGGACTGAGTCGCGCCTCACTTTTTGCGCAGTACCGCATGTGGGTTGTGCTATGCGGTTTTACTCCGAACCTCACTACGACCTATTGCTAGTTTGTCTTTTGCTAAGTCACGCTACCTATCAGTAACTGTCAGCATATCGGGATTAGTTTCCCCATGGGATACCCTTACGCTCCAAGACCTGGCAAGTCCAACCTTAAACGCAACGGATGCCGTATCGTTTCCAACCCCCTAGGTTCCAGGTTGTTCAGGTAGCCAGCGGCTAGCTCCGTTGCGTATAGGTTAATTATATCAGGTAAACTGTATCTTGGTGTACAACTACGAAACTTATTCTCGCTCCGTAATGAACACTGCCTCGAAGTCCTCAATAGGACGACGCAGACCGATGCGAGCCATCTCCAGGTAACGGGTAACGTCAGCCTTTCGACGGGCTCTAAACTTAGAGATCCGTTCTCCGGTACGCACGTCTCTGATCTCCCAGATGCCCGCCGATGCGTTCTTACTCATAGACAACCGTGACCGCGCCTTCGTACATGCTACGCAGCTCTGCCGCCAGGCTCTTAAGCTTGTAAAGCTGCTTAGGCTCTAGTCCTAACGTTTCACCGTCTTCATCCGTGCCACCGGTGAAGACCACGTTGCCGACAATGATGTCGGTCATGCCGAACGTCTTCTCCCACATGTAGGTTCCTATAATACTTGGGGTCAGGCCCATAAGCTTGCCCTCCTCGTTACACCACATTGTCATGTTAGGTGAAAGGTCGACTGCTTGTATGAGACCGCCCACCGCATCGCGCAGGGGAGTGTAGCCGTCAGGCTCGATGATAAGAACCTCGGTTGTGAAGTCCGTGTTGACTCTCAGTGCTTTCTTCATCCTGCTACCGCCGCATCTGGAAACCATGTGAAGAAGGTACGAAGAAGATTATCGTAGTCTCCACTTGTCATCTCTTCAATGAACTGGTCAACTTCGTTTTCGCGTCCGGTGTTAATAAGCTCTCTGCGTCCTACACCCATGATTGCAAAGGCGTTTCCGTCTCTAACTATAACTGACATTTTATTTCCTTCCGTCGTTGTGTCGTTAGTTTAATTATAACAGGTTCAGGTATTAAAGTACACCCAGGTCGATAAATTCTTTTGCCCACCTTGTGAGGCTGGCTTCCATCTTGTTTTTGTGGTGACCGCAGAAGAAGAGTTCTCCGCCGATGTTACCGACTACCTTCCAGGTAGCTCGCGCTACGCGGCAGGTATCGCACGATACCCAGGCTTCGTTAGTTTCGGTAGCTTCTTCGTTCTCTAGAACAGTGGACTCCATGATAACTCCTTCGGTTGGCACTATCATACCTCGTCATCCCACATCCGATCGGGTTCATTATCAGTTTCAATCTCATCGGCTTCCTTTACGAAGCGAAATTCGTGTAGACACTCGGGGCAGGTTACCGCATAGTCGATGTTTCCCCAGTCGTCTGTCGCAACGTCCGCATCCCAGTAGTGACCGCACTCCTCGTTGTGGCATTCAACGCCAAGGGTAACTTCCTCGGAATAGATGCCGGATCCCATCATTGTACCTTCGTATGTCATGCTAGCTCCAATGCTTATCGGTGGTTTAGAAAGTCTTCAATTGTCTGTTGAACTGCGTCATTGAGTTCGTCGTTTAACCGGTCGACCTCTTCTTTTGTAAACGTAGCATTTTCTTCATCGTTTAGGTAGTCAGCAATTTCGATGAGACTTTCAAGTGTAAACTTTGTCTCGTAGACTACGTGGTCTTTTTCGTATGTCATTTTCTTTCCTTCCGTCGTTGGTATGGTTTAATTATAACAGGTTGTGGGGAAGAAGTACAGGGTGCCTCAGCAGAGGCAGACCCCCGACTTCGATGGTGTTGTGAAACAGTTACCGCAGATTGAGATGATAGGTCGAACGAGTTCGTTGGACTTTTTGTGGTGATTTACAAAGCCGATGTTGATGAGCTTGGTGGCTACAGAGTAATACGAGCGACCTAAAGCTTTAGAGATGTCCTTAATGGATTTACCGGATGTCTTCATAACTTCAAGCTTACGTACCTCGGCGTTGGTCCACTCGGAACCGGTGTTTACCGCTGTCTCTAGGGAGAACCCTTGGGTCTCCTTTAACCAGACGTTTGTACTCATTTCCAATCCTTCCGTCGTTGTTAGTACTATTATAACATAGTTCTATTATAGAGTACACGACCTTCCGGATTTATTTGTTTACAGACCTCTCGTGTTCCCAGTAACTTTTTGCAAGTTCGTAGAACATCTTTGCAAGACCTGGGGTGATCTCATAACCGATTCGCTCACAGGCATCACGGCAGTATCCATTTTCAAGGTCATCGTTAATCTCCTCATCCGCGTCTGCGGATGAGAAGATGTAACCGGTGTCGTTCATCGTAAAGAATGTATCCATGCCCTCGTGGGCTACGTAGTAGGTATTCACGTTAGCCTACCTGAAACGCATCGCAGTGGCGGCACTGATACCAGTCGCCAAGCTTTGAGTCTTCTACAAACTCGTGGATGTAATCGTGTTGGTCCTCGGTTGCGCAAAAGACGTCATCGCCCTTGCGTACATACGAACGCTGTTTGGTTTGCATGGTTGTCCCTTCGTCGTTGATACTATTATATCAGGTTTGGAAGAAGAATTTAAGTGGTTCAGCCGCAGTTCGGTACGCATTTTGGAATGATGCCTGAACCTTAGCCATGGTGTCCGCAAGCGTTCCGCCTACAGAGAGGGACTGAGCTAGTCTGGTTGCCACCGCTGTGTTAGCGTTGGAGGTACCTAGGCTAACCGCAACCTTGCCGGTTACGTCCGACGTGTTGAATCGACCGTGCGCATATATATCTAGGTCAGGCCCGCCGTTCGAGTTGTGCATGACGGGGTAAACCCAGCCGACAATATTCTTGACGGTGTATCTGTTGTCCGTTGCGCCTACCGCTATTGCGTCCGGTATACAGGCTGGGTAGTTAACCTTGACCTTATCCGAGTTGTTACCCGCTGCGATTACAGTAGGAATGTTTGCTGCCGCTAGGCTTTTAATAGTAGGCTGCAGGCTAGGTTCTGCCGCAACTGGGCATGATGCCTCGCTGTAGACTCGACCAAGTGATACGGATACCGCACCGACATTTAACCGTGCCGCGTTTTCATTAACCCATGTCATTGCCTGAGCTAGAGCTTTAGTTGTGTATGTGTTTGCGAAACCCTTGGCTGACATACCTACGATGCGTACGAACACAATCTTGACGTTTGGATTAGTAGCTACCGCAACCGAAGCCATCTGCGTTCCGTGGCTGAGCGCTCTGTCCTTAACAAGTGATGGGTCTAGGTGAGCTGCACCTGGACCTGTCATTGTTGCAAGTCCATTTGGACACTTGCCGAACTCGATGAAGCATGCTTCTTCGATAACTGCGTTGACAACCCATGGCAGGTTCTTGTTAATACCTGAGTCGATAATTACGAGAGTTTTATCAGCTGCCGCACTTGCAGGTGTTGCTACGAGAGCAAGACCTAATGCTGCAACGATCAGTAGTACTTTGGTTTTCATCTTTTTCTCTTTTCGTCTTTGTGGTTTGGTTTGTAATGATAACCGGTGCAGGTGAGAATCTATCTGACGGAAGGATCTTTCACCCACACCGGAGGCTATGCGTTACGCTGCGTTGCGTTGTCCAATCTTTGACAGAGCGTCTGCGGCTGCTTTTCCGATTTGGACTGCTGCGTCTGCTGGATCTGTTACCTCAGGGAGCATCACTGCTGCTGTTCCCTTAAGAATGTTGCGAACGTAATCAAGGTGATATGCTTTTGCGAAAGGAATCCAGAGTACTGCTACTCCAGCTTTTTCGCATTCGCGAACCCAATGTTGCGCTTTTTCTATTTCATCAGAATTGTAGCAACCATCGCTAACCACGACAAGTAGACGAGCGCCAGTTCCATTGATGAGATTTAGCGCACCATCGACTGCCTTGAATGCCTTATCGAACTTTTCAGTTCCATCCGGAGCTGAGTACACGTGAACCTGATCGAGATGTTGTCCTGGCTTAAGTGTAGGGAAAACTGTGTTTCCGTAATACACCATTGCACAACGACCTTGCACACGTCGAACTGCTTCTGACATTGCCCAGGCAGTAGTTGCCATTGGCTGCATTGCGTCTGCCATCGATCCGGAGATGTCAACCATAACTGCAACGTTAAGTGTTGGGTCATCCGTGTGTTTGCGAACTGTACGCTTCCATGGTTGTGCATGTTGCATTGAACCTTGAGCACGATACGCTGCTTCCTGAACCATCGCGCGAGTACGCAGACGTCCTGGAGGAAGTATGGAGTTAACTTCCTTCGCATCGCGTTCACGATACTTAGCACGCTCGAGCATTGTTGCAATCTTGACTGCTGCAGCTCGTTCCTGCGGAGTAGGTGTGCGTGCTTCACGAAGACGTGATGCAGTGCCTGTACCTTCGAGATCTGTTGTAGATTTTGCGAATACTTCCTCTGCAGTCTTTTCGTGTTCCTTCTGTTGCTTTGCAACTTTGGTACGAGTCTCTGCAATTTCCTTCCACTCTTCTTTTTGTTCTTGGTCCTGGGCTTCGTCGCCAACAGAGATAGCAATCATCTCTGCTGCTTCCTCCATGGCTTCGATTAGCTCACCAAGAATAATTGACATACCTTCTGGAGTACCTGCTTCATTTTCAATCTCGCCACGTTCCTCGATAACACGAAGTAGGAGTGCTTCCCACTTGCGTGCAAGTTCATAGAGAGGTTGTGCGTTGAAGTGATTTTCATGTTGCTGGAACTCAAGCCAGATGGAACGTAGCTCATTGTAGACGTCAAGTCCGAAGAAGTCTAGGATGATATCCTTAACCTCGGCAACGTCTTCAACGTCAAGAGATCCGGCGTCTACTCGTGCACAGACAAGACCTGCAAGGTTTGCAATCATGCGTGTTGAGTTTGTGTTGATCTTTTCAGTGTTGTCATTTATATCTGAAAGAATGATGTCCATCGCGCAGGCGCGTAGGAAGACTCGGTTTGCTGGGAAGTTACGAACACCACAACCTTCGATACGTGTTTCCTCGAGAAGCATGAGTGCTGCAAGTTCATTCTTTGAAAGTTCTGCTTGGGCTTTTAGAAGATCATAGCGTGAGTAGCGAGCATGAAGCGCCTCGTGTAGGATAGCACCACTTGCTCGTGGGTAATCGAACTGCGTAGTGCGATTGCGAATATCTCCGATAAACTCTGGAGTTACTCCTTTGCCGAAGGCAACGTCAACGTTTACCTCAACCTCTGCTAGAGGTGGGTTAAAGCATGCAGGTGAGCCAGCTCCTGCGTTTGGTCCTACGTACGCAACGATGTCTGAGCGTCCTGCCCATGTGTTGACTAGTTCGCCGAGCTGAGCGCCAACGCTCAACCATTCAGCGGGAGTCTGCTCTGCCCGAGTGGCAGATAACTTGATGTGTCCCATTTTATTTCCTTCCGTCATTTAGGTTAATTATATCAGGTTTATAGAGGAAGGAGAACCCTGGGCACCCATACCCAGGGCTCGTCCTCTTGCCAAGGGGATTAGATCTTGGCTGGTCGACACTCTTCGCCATACACTCTGGTCAGAACGTCCGCAACGACGGGGCGGTCCATTTCCGGAGCAGAGGCGATTAAGTTCTCAATAGCGAACTTTGTGCCGAACGTCTTAGATAGATCACGGAACGCAAGTAGCTCACGCATCTGTGGGCACCAACCACATTCACCAGATGCCTGGCGACGATTGATGTTCTGTGCAACTGTCACAATTTGTGCAGATGCTCCAAGCTTTTTAGCAAGTGTCCAGTCGGTAGTTAATTCAACCTGAACTGTGAAGCGAGATAGCAATGCTTCTGATAGACGAACTCCAGGAGCGTTTGGGTTTGTCGCTGCAATTACATAGAACCCATCTTTAGCTTTTACAGTTCCACGCTCTGGATTAGCAGTCACTGTGTATTCACGGCGACCATCCATAAGACCATAGACACCTGCAAGAACCTTAGGGTCAATAAGACCGACTTCGTCGATCAGTAGTGGCACACCTTGTTCGGCAGCTTTTAGCAGAGGACCATCTTCCCAGATGAACCCACCGGAAGGAGTCTGTACGTAACCACCAATAAGATCTGATAGTTCGGTATCACCGGTACCAAGTATTGTGTGCATGGTGTCGAACGCAGCTTCAGCGAGTGCAGTTTTGCCACAACCTGGAGCTCCGTACATAAGAATGAACTGCATTTGTTCACGCGCCTTGCGGAGAACCATGACGTCGTCATGCTCACCCCACTTGCGTGAGAAGTACTTTTCGCCATTAGGACGAAGGAAGTGATCATCGCCAACTAAGGCGTCTGCTGATACCACGGGTACTACCTTCTTCTTGGGTGTAGGTCGATTGAAAACCTTACCCTGAGCGAGAACCTTTGAGTCGAGAAGTTCTGAGGCTTCTTTAACTGATGATTGAATGAGTGTCTCAACTACGAGATCACTGAGCTTGTACGGAAGTTCTGAACCTATAGAATCTATATGTTGTAGAACTGTCGTAGGTGTTTCAACTGATGTTGTCATTTATTTTGTCCTTTTCGTCGTTGTGGGTGTGGGTGGTACTTATTCAGCGATCAGTTCGCCGAATCCGAGAGTCTTGCGAACTCGGGTTATGCGACCTAGAATCTTATATGGAGTCTTAGAGTAGCGGATGTCTTCAAGATCAGCCTGTGATACCTCAATAACCACGGGTTGCTTGTACACCTTGTAGCCATAACCGTCAAGATGCTTAAAGATATTCGCAACGTTCGTCATGCGTTGTCCTGCCCCGATAGTGGCAAGTTCCTTTGTAACCTGGTCGTATCCACCAAAAGCATTTAGTGGGAGAGCAGCGAGCGAGTAAACCTTCCAGGCACGTCGTGGCGTCATCTTAGAGATCTGACGTCGATAAACCATAGGAGGTACGGCACGTCCGTTTTCACCTACACCGTCCGGTGTGATGAGTACTTGGTAGGTTTGACCGGAACTGCGCATCTCTATGTAGAGAGACTTTCCGATGACCTTGTCCTTGTCTGACATTGTTTGTCCTTTCGTCGTTTGGGTGTGTATAGTACTATTATATCAGGTAGATTAGGAAAGATCTACCTTTTCCATAAAGTCATTGCTTACAAGTATCTGAGTGATACACTCTATCTTTTCAGATGACGTACCTTCGACTACATCAACAATATCCTTTAGGATAGCTTCGTAGATCTCTTCCCAGTTCTTATCGTTCATATTACTTCTCCTCGTTTAGTGGGTAAAGGTAATTTCCAAGGTCGATTCCCATTCCGGTGCGAATGATTACCTCATCGCCATCAAGGACTACGACCGAACCATGTAGTCTCTCATCAACCCACTCGCGTAGGTGATCTAGAGTTTCAAGGTCTGCGACTTTAAGCTTGTGTAGTGAACTCATGTTTGTTCCTTCCGTCATTGTGTATGGAACTATTATATCAGGTAATCGAGCGGAAGACCCCTGGTGTCGCAGGGGTCCTCCACTTTTTAGATTATTCTGCGTCTAGTACTGTATATTCAGTAGTACGCAATGTTGCTTCGTAGGCTTCAGGGAATGCTGCCTGTAGAGCTTTACGATCAACTTTTGTGAGTGTACGGTCTTTTAATTCGACGCGCTTAACTCCATTGATGAATCCAACCTTGGC